GAGCTGTGGGCTGAGTTGTGGGTGAAACCTCAGGCTGTGATGTGGGAGAAGCTTGGTTTAAAGTTTCAGGTTGCTGCTTATGTGCGTGCTTTTCTGGAGTCTGTTGAACCTGAGGCTTCTGCTGGTATCAAGACTGCTGTTATCCGTATGGAGGGTGAGCTGGGCATTTCTTTGCCTGGTATGGCTGCTTTGCGTTGGCGTTTGTCTGAGGATGAGCTTGAGTTGAAGCGGTCTGAGCCTTCTAAGCCTGTTGTTTCTTCTGCTCGTGACCGGTTGAAGGCTTTGAATAATGCCTAAACCGATGTTGATTACTCCGTCTTGGATGGAGTCTCATTGCGTTATTCCTGATGGGGATATGCGTGGGGAGCCTTTTCTTTTAGGCGATGAGCAGTTTCTGTTTGTGGTTAGTCACTACACGGTGAAAGATTCTGCGAAGGTTGGCGAAAAGGCTGAGGCTTTTGTTTATCGTCGTTCTCAGCTTGTACGTGCCCAGAAGTGGGGTAAGTCTCCGCTTATTGCTGCTTTTGTTTGTGTTGAGGCTGTTGGTCCAGTGTTATTTGCTGGCTGGGCTGTTGAGGGTGACGTTTACGACTGTCGTGATCATGGTTGTGGTTGTGGCTGGGTTTATGAATATGAACCGGGTGAGCCTATGGGTCGTCCTTGGTCAACACCGCTTATTCAAATTACGGCTACCTCTGAGGATCAGACCGATAACACTTATGGTGCTTTACGCCCAATGATTGAGCTTGGGCCATTGGCTGATTTGATTCCTCACACGGGTGAGGAGTTCATTCGGCTTCCTGGTGGTGGACGTATTGATGTGGTTACTTCTAAAGCCAATTCACGTCTGGGTCAGCGTGTTACTTTTGCCCCACAGGATGAAACCGGTTTATGGGTCAAGTCAAATGGTGGGCACAAGCTTGCTACAACTCAACGTCGTGGTCTTGCCGGTATGGGTGGTCGGGCGATAGAAACAACGAATGCTTTCAACCCTGCAGAGGATTCTGTAGCGCAGCGCACGTTTGAGTCAACATCGAAAGATATCAACAAAGATTTTCGGATGCCTCCAGCAAATTTATCTTTCGGAGATAAGCGTGACAGGCTCAAAATCTTCAAGTTCAACTATGCAGGCGCTCCATGGGTTTCTGTTCCACAGATTGAGGCTGAAGCAGCTGAGCTGATGGTCAAGAGTCGTGCTGAGGCTGAACGCTTCTTCGGTAATCGTTTGGTTGCTGGTGATGGTTCCTGGGTTAGAGAGGCTGCGTGGGAATCTAAAACAGATTCTTCAATCACTGTCGCGCCTCGCACGAAGGTTGTTTTGGGTTTTGACGGCTCTGATAACAATGACTCGACTGGTATTCGTATTGAGACTCTGGATTTCTTCCAGTTCACGCCAAAGTACGAAGCTGGTGGCATTGTCCGTCCAACTCAGTGGGAACCTGCAGAGTGGGGTGGCCGTGTACCTCGCTTAGAGGTTGCTTCTGCCATTGATCAGATTATGAACAACTTTGAGGTTGTTCGTGCATATTGTGACCCAATGTTTTGGGAGTCTGAGATTGATTCTTGGGCTGGTCAATATGGGGAACGCATCTTCATTAAGTGGCATACGAACCGTGTTTCACAGATGCATGCTTCTTTAGAGCGGTTTAGAACCGACATCAACAATGAAGATTCCCCGTTTAGGCATGACAGCGACGATGTAGTTGCTTTGCATGTTCGCAATGCCGTTATTCGTGCTCGCCCAGGTGAAAAGTACATCGTGGGGAAGCCGTCTGAACATCAGAAGATTGACTTCCTAATGTCCTCTGCGTTGGCTCATGAAGCTGCGCTTGATGCCATTGCCTCGGGAGCAAATAAGGAAACAACACCGGAATACGTCTACATGTAAGGAGGGTCCTATGGAGCCTGACGTTGCCCTCAAGAATGTGCGCCGACTCCACAAGCGACTCGTTGCTCGACGTAGCGAAATTCAGTTATTTGAAGATTTTTATGCTGGTAAACAGCCTCTTACTTTTGCCACTGAGGAGTGGAAAAAAGCTAATGGTGCTCGTTACGCAGATTTCTCCGATAACTGGTGCCGTCCTGTTGTTGATGCTGAGGCTGAGCGTATCCGTCATACAGGTATCAAGCTTGGTGATGATAAGGAAGGCGCTGGGAAACTTTGGGAGTCTTGGCTCCGTAATGAGATGGAGATGCAATCTTCGCAGGGGTTTGTAACTTCGCTAAATGCGAAACGGTCGTATGTTCTCGTTTGGGGTTCTAGCGATAACGAACCTGTTCTTTCATGGGAACATCCATCTCAGGTTGAAATTGAATATGACTGGGCTAACTTCCGCCAGAGTGTTTTTGCGCTGAAAACTTGGGTTGAGGATGACACAGAGTATGCCACTCTGTATGAGCCTGAGAATGTTTGGAAGTTTGAACGGCCACGTGGTTTCGAGACTGATGAAACTAAGTCTCAGGCTAAGCAGGCACGTTTGAGCAATGCATCCAGTGATGGTTGGATTCCTCGGACTGTTGATGATGTCTGGCCGTTGCCAAACCCTATGGGTGAAGTGCCAATTGTTGAGGTACCTAACCGTCCGATGCTCTCGGGTGACCCAATCTCTGAGATTGAGGGAGTAATTCCGATGCAGAATGCAATTAATCTGCTTTGGGCTTATATGTTTTTGGGTGCTGACTACGCTTCTATGCCTGCCCGTGTTGTTTTGCACCAGGGGCCTCCAATGACTCCGATTCTGGATGAAACAGGTAAGAAGATTGGTGATAAGCCAGTAGATCTCAAGGAATTGGCTGAAAAGCGCCTGCTGTATTTATCGGGTGAGAATACTTCCATTGATTCTTGGGAGGCAGCGCGGCTGGATGTCTTTACTGATGCTATTGAGGTTGCTGTAGGTCATATTGCTGCTCAAACTCGCACACCTCCGACATATCTCGTATCGAAAACTGGCATGTCGAATGTTAATGGTGAGGGGCTTAAAGCTTCTGAAATCGGTTTGGTGAAGAAAACACTCGAATTCCAGTCTTTTGCTTCTCCTGCGCTTCGTAAGATTTATCGTCTTATGGCTTTGGCTATGGGTGATGCTGGGCTGGCTAAAGCTACAGGGCTTGCAACTATCGCATGGGCTAACCCTGAAATTCGTTCTGAGGCTCAACTTGCTGATGCTCTTTTGAAGAAGAAGCAGATGGGTTATCCCTTGGAGTACCTGATGGAACTCGACGGTTTAGACCCGGTAGAAGTTGACCGCATTATGGGCATGGCTCAAGCTGAGCAGTTTGATGCTCAACTTGCAGCTGCTAACAGGGATTTGATGAACGTTGCCAACCCCACAAACGGCCAATAAGCATTATCAGGTCCAGCAGAAGATAGCAGTCACTACTACTGCAGCTGTTTCTAAGCTGTGGGGAGGAATGACGGATAATTTCGTCGAGTCCTGGAACTCGATTCGACCTTCTGTACTGACTTTGGTTGAAAATGGCCGTTTAGCTGCTGCTGTAACTTCAGCTCAGTACACGCCACAGCTTCTTGCTGAAACTGGGCAGGTTGCTCCTGCAAGTGGCTCTATTGTTCCTGCTGCGTTTGTCCAGGCAACGCCTGACGGTCGTGACATGGGATCGTTGCTTGATACAGCTGTGATTCGTTCCAAGGTTGCAGTTGGTGGGGGAGCGACTTCAGCAGAAGCCCTGAAAACCGGCAATAAATGGCTGACTGGAACTCTTCTTACTGTCTTGGCGGATACTTCTCGCCAAGTTGTTTCTGCTGATATTGCTCAACGCCCAAATATCGGCGGATATGTTCGCATGTTGAACACTCCTTCATGTGCTCGATGTGTGATTTTGGCTGGTAAGTGGTTTATGTGGAATGAAGGCTTCCAACGTCACCCGAAATGTGACTGTCGGCACATTCCTGCAACTTCTGAGGCTTTCGCTAATGCTCAGGGTTTTTACACTGACCCTTACGCATATTTCAGGTCGTTATCGGTAAAAGACCAGGAACGGCTATTTGGGAAAAACGAAGCTTAATCTATTCGTGACTTTGGTGCAGATATTTATCGAGTGATGAATACCAAAATGAGGGGTTTAGGAACTGCTAAAGGGAATCTCAAGTTTGGTACACCAACCAAGCGAACGGTTGATGACATTCTTTCGCGTGATCCAAGTCGAAAATTTGCAATAGAAAACTTGCAATATCACGGCTACATCACTGGTCCACAAACTGTCGGCGGAAACATTCTTGGCCGATACAACATCGGATTTGGTCAATTGGGTAAGGGTGGGTCAGCTCGAGCTGCCTCTGATGCTTCCACTACAGCACTTCTAAGCGGTGTTCGTGACCCTCTGAACCGTTACACGATGACTTCCGCTGAACGTCGTCTTTATGATGCGAACTATTTCTATGACTATGCCGTGAGGACTGGCCGTTTAGCACCGTCAGTTGGTGCTAACTCTGCAGACAAGTTCATTCAGGAGAAATTGGCTACAGCAGATGATTTAGCCCGACTAAAAGCTGCTTTAGATAACCAAATCTCAATTATTCGGAAGCAACAGCAGGAAGGCCGACTGCCCGACTCTGTCCGCCGTTTGGCTCAACTCTTGAGCCTGATCTAGACCACCAACATTCGTTGGTTAGGAAGCCCCGCAATGGGGCTTTTCGCATTTAAAGGAGCACTTCCTCATGACCATACGTAAGAAGCACTTTATTGCTTTTGCTGCTGATGCAGACGGAAGCTCTGGCCCACCTAACGACCCTAAACAGGTCGAAGATGAGGCTCCAAAGGGTGCAAACGCTGATGATTCAGAAAACAGCGACAATCAGCCAACAGACCTTCGCGATGAAGGCAAAAAGGCTATTGATGCCATGAAGGCTGAACGCAACCAAGCCCGTGAAGATGCAAAACGTCTACAGGCTGAACTTGCACAGCTGAAAGCCAAAGAAGAAGGCCGTGAGGCTGAATATCAGGCTGAACAAGAACGTCAGAAGGTCAAGGACGATGCTCTTGCACTTGCCAATGACCGAATTCGTAAAGCAGAAATTCGCGCTCTAGCTACAGGAAAGCTAGCAGATCCAAATGATGCTTTGCAGTTCCTCGATCTTTCCTCAATTGAGGTTTCAGATGACGGCTCAATCAACTCCGCACTCGCAGAGCAACTGATTACAGACCTACTCAACTCGAAGCCTTATCTCGCCGCGCAAAGCGGAAAGCGATTTGAGGGCAACGCCGATGGTGGCCCACGCAATGTTGGCGATTCAAAACGGCAACTCACGCACTCCGATTTGGAGCGCATGTCACCTGAACAAGTCAACCAAGCCAGAAAAGACGGTCAACTCGACCGCCTTGTTGGCAAAACTAGCTAAAGGAGTCAGAAATGACTGTAAATAACTTCATCCCAACTATGTGGTCGGGTGCAATCCTTGAGTCTTTCAAGGCTGCTCAGTCCATCATTCCTACTTGCAACCGCCAGTACGAAGGTGAAATTGCTTCCGGTAACACCGTGAAGATCACCGGTATCACTACTCCTGCAATTCAGGATTACAGTGCAACCCGAACCCTGACCATTGATGCACTGAGCGACTCTACCCAGAGCCTCCTCATCAACCAGGAAAAGGCAATCTCGTTCAAGGTCGATGACATTGACCGTGTTCAGGCTGCTGGTTCGTTTGAGCCTGTAACCGCTGATGCAGGTCGTGCACTTGCTGAGGATGCAGAGTCCTATGTCCTGAGCCAGCTCAAGGCAAACGGTACCTCTGCTGGTACGTCTGCAATTACCACCGCATCGCACGCATTTGCTGCGATTGGTGCAATCCGTCAGGCACTTTCCAAGGCTAAGGTTCCTGCTTCCGAGCGTTACCTTGCAGTCAGCCCAGAATTCGCTTCTCTCCTCCTCGCTGAGGGTTCCAAGCTGACTTCTGCTGCTGACTCCGGTTCTGCTGGCGAAATCCGCAACGGTGTTATCGGCAACGTTCTCGGTTTCACCGTGATTGAGCACCCTCTGCTCACTCACACCGCAAACCGTCCAGCAGCTATCGGTTACCACGGTCCTTCCGTGGCATACGCCGGTCAGCTGACCAAGACCGAAGGTGGCCGTATGGAGTTGGCATTTGCTGACTACATCCGTTCGCTGAACGTCTACGGCTCGAAGGTTCTGCGTGCAACCGCAGTTCAGACCTTCCTGCCTTCTGCCTAATTCGGCAACTGCCCTAATCGGCTAAAAATCAAGGAGTTATGGTGGAAGCATTTGCTACATACAGTGACCTAGAGGCACGCCTCAACAGAACTTTTTCTGTTAGTGAACGCGCATGGATCACAACGCTTTTAGAGGATGCTTCCACCTATCTCCGCGATGAAGTTATTGGGCTGCAGGTATTCCCTCAGTCTCAAGTAACTTTCACAGCTTTTCCGAGCCAATTTCAGGTTGTGTTACCCCAACAGCCTGTTATTTCGGTTGATGCTGTTACACGCAATGGCGCTCCAATCGCCTACACGTTGCGTGATGGGGTCATTTTTCTGCATGACAACAAAGCTGTTGATATCACTTTCACGTATGGCTACGTGGTCGCTCCAGCCAGTTTGAAGCGGTGGGCTTGTGTGCTTGTCTCGCAAGTCCTAACCACGCTTGAACTCAAGCTTGGTCTGACCGTTGGTGGCCTTTCATCTGTCGCTATCGATGATTTCAAGGTTTCA